GAAATCAATGTAAAAAACGATGACCAATTAGTAAAGATAGCAGCAATCGTTCAAAGATTACTTTCTGCTGAAGCTAAGGGTGGTTCAGAAGAATCGTTTGCATTATCAGATACAGAAAAAGAACAATTAATGAAAGCAGTAGAGGATACTGCAGAAGATGTCCAAAAATATTCCGATACCATTACAGGGGAATTTAAAGCGGAAAATTAAATGAAAATAAAATTACCTGAATTAAGTTTAAAAGCTACTGGCTTTACTAATTTATTTGATGTAGATAATCATATTAGAAAAATGTTATCTCCAGTTATTAATCAAATAAATGTTGGAAAAGCAGATGAGGGAGAATTAGCAGAAGTAGTTAAAGTTTATGCTACAGAAGAACAATTAGATGAATCACCAATTGATGATGAACCTGATTATAAATTTCTTGGTGCTATAAGATTTAGAAAAGTTTTTACACAACAACATATACCTGATGATCAATTGATGGTAGCTTATCCTTTAAATTTAAATGTTATAGATTTTCCTGTCAAAGGTGAAACTGTATTTATTCAAAAAATTTATGATAAATTTTATTATACGGATAGAGTTAATATGTTTAACAATCCGAATAATGCAGCAGCTCGTGGTGCTAGTCAAAAATTTAATATAGGTAAAAATACACAAAGTGATAAAACATTAGATACTGCTGAAACAGGAATATCAGAAAATAAAGAATCTCAAGATGAAGTATTTTTGGGTGAATATTTTAAACCAAATTTTAATGTAAGATCATTAGTACCAAATGAGGGTGATACTTTAATACAAGGAAGATTTGGTAATACATTAAGATTAGGTAGTATAAATAATTCACCAACTATAAAACTTAGAGCAGGTCAGATATCAGACTATGAAAAGTTTGATGAGGGTAATAACTTAATTGATGAATTAGAAGGGAAAGCATTAAATGCACCATTAGAAGAAAATATAAATTTAGACGCTTCTTCAATGTGGATGACTACAGACGAAACAGTTTCATTAACACCTGCAACATTAGAAGATACTAACATTTATCCAACTGAAACAGTACCAGAAGAGTTTGGTGGAAAACAAATTATTCTTAATTCTGGTAGACTGATATTTAATAGTAAGGAAAATGGAATTCTTGGTTTTAGTAATGGACCAATAGATTTTTCAACATTAAATACATTTGGTGTAGCAGCTAAACAAGGTATGAGTTTATATGCTCCTAATGTTATAATAGGTAAAGAAGACCAATTAACTAAAAATATAGTTTTAAAGTCTAATGATGTTTCAGTTCGTACAGATGATGGGAAAACAAGTATTCGTGCAAGGAACATAATTTTACAAGGATCTCTTGATGGTGAACAACAAAGATTAACAACTTTAAAATCTAAAGCTCCATCTAATCCTAATGTTACACGATTGACACCCGCAGTAAGAGGAGATGAATTAGAAGATGCATTGAAGTTAATGTTGGATATACAAAAGAAAACAACTAAGCATTTAAATAAAATATCACAAATTGTTGCAACATTAGCTACAAAAACAGCTACTTTAATACCACCAGCAGGACAAGAAGCAGCTGACGCTGGATTGTTATCTGCAGAAACATTACAACAATTAGTTGATTCATTAGAAGTGCAGATGGGTAAGCTACCAACTATATTAAGTAATGTAGTAGAAATTGAATAAACAAAATAAGAGGTAATAAAATGACTAAAAAAGACCTTTACAAAGTTATAAGGAAAATAGTTCGAGAAGAAGTTCAAAAAGAAGTAGGTAAGATACTTATTACTGAGAAAACTTTCAAAGAACCAATTAGAAAAAAATATAAAACCAAACCTGTAAAGAAAACTTATTCTAAAGATAAGACATTAAATGAAGTATTAAATGAAACTGTAGGTTTAACTCAATCACAAAAGGAAGAATATCCTGATGTAGGTGGTAAACAATACACTACAGGTAATATGGCAGACTTATTAGGTTATGGTGATATGGCAAGTCCTGAATTAAAAAGGGATAAGGTTGCAGCACAAACTTTAGCAGAAAAAGGTGTTACTCCAGAACAAGTAGGTGATGGAGTAGTTAACGCACTTACAAGAGATTATTCAGACTTGATGAAAGTCATAAATAAGGATAAATAATGTCATCAACTATAGAAACTAATTTAGATCCAAACACACATGTTGGTTTATCTTTTCCACTTGGATTTAGTGGAAATGCTTTATTTAATAGAACTAAAACTATTGAAGAACAAGCACGACATAATTTAAAAAGTTTACTTTTAACAAATTTAGGTGAACGACCACATCAACCAGAGTTTGGTTCAAGATTATTAGAAGTTGTATTTGAATTTAAAGATGATGCTTTGATTGAAGAAGTAATAAATGAAGCCGTTGATAGATGGCTTCCTTATATAAATATAAATAGCATTACAACTACAGTTGATGGTACAAATCCAAATAGATTAAATGTAGCATTAGAATTTTCAGTATCAACCACACCAGATGCAAAAGATCAAATAGTCTTAGATTTTAATACTACAGAATAGGAGAGATTAAATGCCTACAAACACAACTGGTCCAATAAAAGATGTATCTAAAGAAGTCAAATATCTAAATAAAGATTTTGAAGGATTTAGAAATGATTTAATTGAGTTTGCGAAAACATATTTTCCAACTACATATACAGATTTTAATGAGTCTTCTCCTGGAATGATGTTTATTGAAATGGCAGCTTATATTGGTGATGTTCTTTCTTATTATGTAGATAGTCAATTTAAAGAATCTATTTTAGCATACGCTGAAGAAAAAAGAACAATCTATAATATAGCACAATCTTTAGGATACAAACCAAAAGTTAGTTATCCCGCTTCAACTGTATTAGATGTTTACCAAACTGTTCCAGCTACAGGAACAGGAGATACCACAAGACCTAATATGAATTATGCTTTGACTGTTACAAATACATCAAAAGTAAAATCAAAATCTACAGGTAAAACATTTAGGTTGATGGATGATGTAAATTTTAAATATTCAAGTTCTTTCGATCCTACAGTTGTTTCTATATTTGAAACAGATTCAAATGTTCCAACAAAATATTTATTGAAAAAAAGAGTGAGAGCTATTAGTGGTGATCCTAAAGAAGAACTTTTTACTTTTACTACAGCAACACAATATGATAAAGTAGTATTAGGTAATCCAAATGTTATAGAAATTATTTCTGTTACAGATAGTGATGGTAATAGTTGGTATGAAGTTCCTTTCTTAGCACAAGATACAATATTTGATGAAGTAGAAAATATATCAGCAAATGATTCTGAATTAACACAATATAATGATACAGCACCTTATCTATTAAAGTTAAGAAAGACACCACGAAGATTTACGGCATTTATTAGAGATGACAATAGAACTGA